GCTTCATTAAGAGCATCTACTAATATTTCTTCAGTAACAGTATCCATCTATTGATACCAATGCTTACTAATTATAAATGAATTATTTACAGAAGTTTGTACATTAGTAACAGCATCTCTTTGCTATATACCATTTAACCTTTCTTTAAATACTCCTGTAATAGATGAACATGTTTGTTCCACGCTGTCCATAGCTAACTAAATGGCTTGTATAGCTTGAACCTTAACTGTATCATCATAACCATTATATATAGTATTAGGAGCCGTCTATCCATTGCCAAGTCTTCCTTCCTGAGAACTATCAATTAAAAATGCTCCTTGCTTTTTCCAAGCTAAAGCTTTCTATATTCTATCAGTAAGATTTACTCCTAAAAATTTAGGAAGCATAGAAACATCAATAATATCACCAACGGTTCCAGAACTAGCTATAAGATTATCACGATAAAAATTAAGTAAATCATATTTATCCTATAAATTTGCACAAGCTAATACTAGAGAGTAAGGCTAGTTACTTCTATTAGCGTTATAAATACCATTAATACTTAAACTACAGTAATTTGGATTATCTATACTTCTTATTACAGAATCATCTTTACCTATAAGAATATGTATATCCTAACCAATTCTAATAGTTTTATATCTTTGCATTACATAGTGTTTATCTGTTTCTAGCCACTCTACTTCGTATACAGGAATTAAATCTCTATATCTATATTGTTCATCAGGAGTGCCAACTATAGCTATTTCTTCACCTGCCCTAATTCCCATAGTACTTCCTCCAGTTGTTCTAACATAATAAGAACCACTATCCCAAGAAAGATCATTCCATGTATCTTCTATATCTTTTATATCTTTCTTAGATAAATCATTACCATATTCATTTAGAATCTAGCTTTTTGTAAGCCATCTTCTAACAACACAACGATAAGAATCTTTTAAATAATTTGATTCTGGATTAATATCAAAGAAAGTATTTCTAGGATCAAGAATGTCTATTTTTACATTATTTTTACTAACCGAAGGTTTAGTACGATAACACATATATCCAGCTATAAGTAAATCTAGTAACAAACGTTTTTGCTTATTTTTAAAATCTGTTTCTCTAGACTGCATTATATACTATATTACATTCTATGCTGCTATCTCATATTCAGAAGTAAAATCATAATTAAGATCTTCTATAAGATTTTCAATATCCTACTATATAAGAACATCCTAAATATCTTTTTTGTTTTGTATCTACTCAAGTAATTTATTTTTTAATCTTTTCTATAAAAAAGAAACAACTTCTGTAGCTATCTTTATCTATTTTTCTCTAGTTATTTTGCTTATAGTATCTGTATCTTTACACGTCACTTTCGGCAAAGTAGGCATACCTAAATACTCTCCAACTAAAGCATCTATATGTTTTCTAATTAATGGAGTAAATTCTACAGATGTTGGATTGCCTATACCATAATTTTCTTCTAGATATCTAAACTATTCAGCATCACGTATACCATTATAATAATTATAAGCTTTCTATAATTCTGTTTTTTCTTGTACAAGCTCAGCAATAGTTTTATTACTTTTTTCAATTAAATCTTCATCACTCATGGCATTTTATACATCTTCTATCTTTAGGGCAATTGTAAGGATATTCCTTATATCCTAAAAAGTATTTAACAAAATCAAATCTTCTTGAACGAATTTCTTTTTCCATATATTTTAGAAATTTATCATCTGGTAACTCAGCTGCTATATAAATAGGCTTTTCGTTACAATTTAACCCAAAACGGACAATAACTCCTGATGGAATACTTCTGTACACTTCTAAAGTGCCTATATACTTAGCACAATATATTTTCTAAATAAGTGCTAATATTTCATTTTTTAATTTACCATCTGTTTCTCGGGTCACTTGTTCTGGCTCTATAATCATTTTTTACTTTTATATTAGCATAAGTATTTATCTATTTAGGAATAACACCGAAATGTTTATATCCACGTTCATCTGTATACCATCCAATATCCTACCATTCTTCATTACTTTCTTCTATTTCTCTTGGAACAACTCCAGATAATTCTTCGTCAGCAAGTTCTGTCATTCCCATTGCAGCTATACAGTCAAACTTAGTTTTATTAGCATCATTATAAGCAATTAACTAATCTAACATTTCTGTAAACCATATAGTATGAGAATAGTCTTCTACAAAGTCTGCAATTAAATCAGTTTGATGGGATATTATAGTATTAGTTGCAGGGGAACCTACCTATCTAACTCTTGGTATTTTATTTGGGTCTGGGTAAGTAGCACGAGGTCTATTTATAAAGTATTTATAGAAACCTCTGTCTCTTGCCCATGTAAGCATAGATACACGAGTTGCTTCTATATTAGCTTGACAATTATAATACATTAGCATTTGCATAGCTGTTTTATAAGCAACTCTAACATCGTCAGGTCTTGCTAAATAATAAGCTACATACATTGGTTCTTGGTTTCCAAAAGCTCTTTTCTTTATAGTTATACAGAATTTAGAAGGAGATTTTGTAGCTTCAGATGTTTGGTCTTGTCCTATATCAATAGAATCTATTCCAGCTACGTATAAATTCTTCATTTCTTTATAAGATATTTTATTACCTTCATCATCTTCTGATTGTAATAACCATAAAGGTTGCTATATTATATGAACTTCTCCTGTATTAGTTGGAATAAACTAAACATCTGTGACATTATCACACATATCCTATTTTCTTCCATTATTTGTTTTAAATATAAATTTAAATTCTCCATGTTGTACTTTAGGACCTTGCTTATGTAAACGTATCTAAGCTAACTAATCTGCAAGTAAAACTTTATTAAATTTATTATCACCTTCTAGAGCAAATGCTTCTTCGGCAGTAAAACAATACTCAGCACAGTATGTTACTAAAGCTTTAGGATCTTTGTATCTATCTCTATGTTTTTGATAATGTTCTCTAGCTTTTACTTGATCTACAACTCCCCTAGAATCTACCATATCTGGTAAATCTAAAGCAGCATAAGATGGAATAAAAAATCCAGTAAATACCTAACTTCCATCATCTGTACAACTATGTCTATAAGGTAATACAAGATATGATTCTGGATCATAGTAGATGGTTTTTAATCCATCCAATGCTGCTCCAGAGTCTCCTCCAGTACCACCAGCTAGGAGAATACCCATTTTATTACCTCCAACATCTACTAAAGCTTCCCCTTGTATAAAAGATTTTAGTAAAGTTGGATTAGATCCAGCTTCTTCAAACATAACTATTTCAGCACGATCACCTCTTACTTTAGAAGGTTTATCCGCAACAATACCTTCAATTTGAGATTTCCATCCGTCCTCTACTTTTTGCCCATTTACTATTTTATAAAAAGAAGCTCTTTTAATATCTGCTTTATCAACAACTTGTCTTAGTTTAAAAAATCCTCCATCTGTTTTATCGTTTAGGAAAGTTAAAGCTCCCCATACTTTCTCTAGAGTCTTTTCTAATTTACCAGAATCAAAAGCAGTAATCATAGTAATACTATCTCTATAACAAGAATACTCATTAGCACATACAGATGCTAATATTTCAGAGAAACCTACAGCACGACTTTTCATCATACATATATTTCTTCTTAATAATTTACATAATTCCAAGTAATGAAAGAACTCATACTAACATACCATAAAACGTGGAAATATATTTTTACGTGCTGTACCAGCTTTTTCTACTCTAGAATTTTTAAGTTGATAATAATTTAAAAAGAAATAATTACATCCTGTAATAGTATAACCATTAACAGTCATTCCGTTACGACATCTTTTATACTCTTGATTCCAGAAATCTCTATATAATTTAGATCCGAATTGATATTGACAATAATGTCCTGTCTTTTCAAAATTATCTCTTGCTTCAGTAAACCATGAAGGATCAAAATCAAGACTATGTGTTTCATCTATTGGTTTATATCCACATATTTCATAGGATTGTGTTCTATCAAAAAAAGATATAGTCTAACTAATTGGGTAATCCCATTCAAAATTAGTTCTGACTATATCTTTCTCTATATCCTAAATAAATTCTTTTTCTTCCTTAGCTTGAGCTTGTTGTGTAGCATCTATAATAGACTAAACCTCATCAGGAAGTTTAATTTTCTTAGGTCGACCTCTTTTACGTTTTTTAATTTCTTCCATTACATATCTGTTGGTAAGAATCCATCAGTAGCACCTGCTCTAATTGCTGAGGCTTCTTGTTGCTCTTTTTGGACTTGTTGTTCTAATATTTTCAATTCATCATTTACTTTAGATATCTAAGACATTTCTTTCATAATATCAGAAACTTTATAAATAGGTTTACCTGTCTATTCATCAACATCCATAGGATTAACAGTCTCAAAGTAAATAATAAATTTATCAACAGCCATCTACGCAGCTTTAAGCATACGTATAGTACGATTAGATTCTTGTATTTCTTTATATTTTCTGCAAGCAGCTCTGAAAGTAGGATCATTCCATTCTTCTTCCGAAAGTCCTGCATCTTGTAAAGCTTCTTGGTGCCTATCTTGTTCTGTATAATCTTTGTAAAAAGATTCCCAGTCTATAGCTAAGTATATATATGTAAATTCTCGGTAAGCTCTTAAATGTTTCTTACCTGTTTTATCTTCAGTGCAAACATTTCTCTTATCATCCATTAAAGCAGCAAATTCTCTAATTAAAAGAATTTGTCCTTTTTCTAATTCTACCTAACCACTTGCATTATTGTACTGAAAAATATGTAACATTATAATTATTTATTTAAATGAAGAATGCTTCTAAGTTTAACTAAATCAATATTACCTCCATTAAGACACTTCTTCATCTTACCTCCCTTTTTATCTTCTTGTACTTCAAACTATGCTTTAGTTTTAGAAGATTGACTATTAAATTTTTTAATTAAGCCTTGAAGCTCTTGTTCTTCTGCTGGAGTAAGTTTACCTTTAGCTTTCTTAGATGTAAGTTGATACTAACGTGTATTATCTTGTTTAGTATAAGTAGGAACAACTTTTACATTAGATTTACTTGTACGCATATTTGAAACTGTAGAAGAAATAGCTTTTTTCTTAGTTTTATCAGCAGGCATTTCCATTCCTTCTTCTGCAGTTCTCATACCTCTACATGCAGAGCAAATACGGCCTCCTGCTTTGAAATAATATTTATAAGTACCTTCAGGACATTCACCTTTAATCTGTCTAATATAATTTAATTTAGCTCCAAGTCTAGCCATTTGTGTTTGTTTATTAGCTTCCTATTGAAGATACTGTTGAAATAACTTCCAAGACTCTTCGTTTGGCTATAGATTATTAGCTTTACAAAATTCTGCAAAAGCTTGTTTTATTTGTTCGTTTTGATCAATTTGACCACCTTCCTAGTATTTCATATTATCGTTATTATAATCAAGTCTAATTCTACGTCTATCTCTTGCACCAATATGTCCTTTGATTCCTGTAGCAGCAAGATATTTTTCCCAATCTTCATCCTTACTAATATCTAATCCTCTATTTTTTAATTTAATAGCTAAATCGTTAATGAATAAGTCTTTACCAGGATTCATTAAAGCGTTTCTAAGTTGATCTATATTCTATATTCCATTATATCCTCTATCCATTAAAGATCCAGATTGGCTATTTAATCCCTGTCTTACAATAGCTCTATTTACTTGACTAAGTCCAGGTTGAACATTTTTATCTACTTCTGGAGTAGAAACATAAGCATCAGGAGTTGTATTAAAAGAATGATTTTCAAATTGCTGAGGAGTTGTTTTATCTCCATATCTAAATGTCTTAGCCATATTTAAAGCATTGGCTGTTTCATTTCCCCATAAACCATCTTCTTTGATATAACCTACTTCATTTCCATACATAGCATTATACCATTTCTGAAAAGCAAGAGCATTATCGAAACCATGAGATTCGACACCATTATTATCCCATGTAATATTATTTAAATCTGGATTAGCATTAGCAAAAGCTTGAGCATAACCTAAACCGTTATATTTACCTCTTTTAACTATTGCATTATCTTGTTTATATCTATACTAATCCCACTTTTGTATTGGTTTTCTTATCATAGTTTAATTAAATCCTTAGTATTAAAAATTGCTTCCTATAATTTATTATCTGTTGAGAACCATCTACATTTAATTCCTCTAAGCACTGGTTCTTTATCAGCATTTAAATGCTTGAATATTGTTGTTTCTTTCTTTATTACCAGCATAGTAGGCTTATTAGGAATATCCTACTTAAGTGTTACTATATCTCCTGGCATAAAGTATATTTTATCATTTATCATTGTTATTAAATCTTTCTGTTAATCCAGAGTTAAAAATAGCTATAAGACTATGTTCATTAACAAGAACAAAACCTTTACGATAGAAAGGAATTACAGTTTCAGATGGTTTACGCCACATTACTATATCTCCTACTTTAGTATACGTACATTTAGTTCCTACTTCCATAACTTTTCCTACCTTAATAAACGGATCTTCTTCATGCATAGCACCATCTTCTTTACTTTTATAAACAGGTGCTTTACCTCCAAGATCAACAATTAAACCATCAACTTTTCTCATTCGTTGAAAAGGATTAACTACAAAAGGGGAAATAACTATACCTTCGTAAAGAGGTTTCATTTCCAAAGTATCAAGATTGATATCTTTGCTATAATCTGTTAATTGTTTATTATAATTATCTAAATTAGATAAATATTCATTTACCTCTTCTTTATGCTTATTTTCTTTTTCTACAACAAGATCATCTATTGTTTGATCTTTATTTACTATAAAGCTTTTAGATTCTTCAGAACTTACTTTACTTGCTACTTTTTCTTTACTAGACGGAGTAGTATTAACGTCTCTTCCATTAATTGTTCTTATCATATTACCATTGATCATTAGGGCATACAGCATCTGGTAAAGTAGTCTTCGCCAAAAGCCTGCAACCACATCCTTTAAAATACCCATCTTTCTTTTCTAAACTAACATCTTTTGTTTTAGGATTCATATATAATTTAGGATTACATATTCCTCCGAGTTCATCTATAAATAATGGACATTTTTTGCATATACTTAATCTTATTTTTGAAATATCTTTATTAAGACCAAGCAACTCATTTACATGTCCTTTTATAATATTGCCAACTTCCATATTTATTTAACTGCGCATTATCCTATTTTTCTGATGATAATCTTAATATTCTATTGGTTTAAGTTTGGCTAATTTTTCTTGTTTGAAAATAGACTTTTTATAAAACTTCAACATTGACTCTACCTCCTTTTTTAAATAAGGTAAATGATAAACTGTTTGATTATCATTATGATCAAAATGTACCAGTATTAAATCTTTAATAGTATATTCTGGATTTATTTTTTGTAACATCCATGCATAAGTAGATAACTGTAAAGCATAATGCCAGTAATTGCAATCTTCCAAAGTGTTCAATGGATACTTCATTTTAACAGAACTACGAGTTTTAGTATCAAAGCCACTGTGTTGTTTGATTTCTCGATTTGTTTTCCAATCCATGACTGTTATTTCATTACCTTGTTTAACTAATAAATCAATCTGTCCTGCAATTCTTAGCATGTTATCAGGAGAAGTACGAGAAATTAAGTATTCAGGATATACTCCATTTTCTAAATCTAACGCAGTTCTTCCTTTATCGCATATAAATTTACCTCCTACACCAAATTTCTTTAGTGATACATTAGCACCCATCTTATACATACTTTGCTCTAAATCTGAATGTATTTTAGTACCTCTTTCACAAGATTCTCTATTCGTTTTATCCCATTCATCTAAAATACCCTGCTGTGCTTTATTAAAATCAAGTTCCGTAATATCATAAGTACTTAAAAGCTCTTTAGGTATCTTATGTGTATTTAATAAAGATTTTCTTTCTATTTTCCAAGCATCAGGAGACATTAATTTCTCTAATGCTTTATATCCTGACCAAAAATCCTTATCAAATGGTTGAGCAAACTTTTCTATTAGAGTTGTTACTGAAATATAAATATTAGAAGGATTATTTAAATCAAAATATTTATGATCTTTTTCTTGGAAAGCTATATTGCCATTTATTTTTAAGTTCTCCATATAAAACCTCCTGCTGTTTTTTGTTTTCCGTGGATAGTATTACTTATATTACAGTGCTTTATGTTTGTAGCATCAGAAGCTTGTTTAATAGAATTATACTTTGCTATAAAATCATTATTTATAGAGTATTGATAAACAGGTTGCTCGTTATCGTAAATTATTTTTCCTTTAGGATTAATTTTATAATCTTTATACTTTTGCCACTGAAATCCTCCACTTTGTTTTCTTGAAAGTTGTATATTAATTCCTAATTCTTTTTTAACTTCTGTGCGAGAATCCCACAATTTAATAAATTCGCCTTCTAAAGAAATTTGTACTATTGGTATTCTTTGATTTTTTCTTATATTACCTTTTTGTCCTTCTGATATTTTTTTCCTATGTTCTTCTGAAAGTTTTTGCCTGTATGAGATTTTTTAGAATTTTCTAGCATCTCATCTGTCCAAAAATCTAAACCACAAGGTTTATTATTTAATGCTATTTTATCTGAATGTATAAGTTCAAGATCAAAATATTTTTTTTCTAGTGTTCCTAAATCTTTTCTATCACATTCACATATAATAGAAAATTCAAAAGGATCGAGATCTTTATACTTATTATAAACTCTTTGCATAAAGATATTTTTATGCACACCTTTTTTTAAAGACCTTATATGTTGCTTCCATCTATTCCTTACATTAACAGATAATCCTATATAAAAATATTTTGAATTACTTATTTTATATATTCCACATATTTTATCATAAGTATCATTATTTAAATTATTAGATACAACATTTCCATTTTGTTTGTCTATTTGCATATTATTCATTTACATATTTTTTTATATTATTGTAATCTAATATAGCTGCTAGCTTAGAAATTTCTGGCCCTATGACTACTGGATAATAAGGCATTTTATATTCTTTTTTCTTTTTATAAAGAATTATTATTAATCCTATCGGACTATTACTTCCTGTTATAGGATAAAAAGCAGCAGCTTTAGCATTACTTGCTAAAAGTTTATTATAAAACTTTGGCATAGAATATTTAATAGAATCTATATTATTTACTCTTAATAGAGAGTAATTATTTATTTTCTATAACTCATCTATATAATAAACATATTCAAGTTCATGCCATTCTCTTTTTGTTTCTTGCGAATCTATGCCTCTAGTCTTCTCAGTAAGACAATTTAAATACTAATAACTAAAACCTTGTAAACTTCTTGTTGAGTTATGGTAACTTAAAAGTATTACATTTGTAGCGTCAGGGTCCTTATCAAGGATAGCCTAAACACTCCTATCTATTTCTGGAGCCATTTTAAGAGTATACTTTTCAGCTTCCCACTTATCATTCTCCATAGATTCAGCCCATTGTTTAATGCTGTTTTTGTTTTCAGAAATTATATAATTTCCGAGGCACCATCCTAATAATCCAATTATAATTATGGTTTTTGTCTGTGTGCCCAAACTATCTAAAAATTCCCAAATCTTTTTTATTAATTTTAATTTCATCAAATTTTTAATTAATACTTTTTATTAAGCCATTGCTTTCTTTTAAATCTTTACGCAAATCTTAATTCTAAATATAATAAATAAACTTACTAAATTTTGAACTAAACAAATTTAATAATATTTTTACAGTAATCAAATTTATAGATATAATTTATAACAATTTTTATAAATAACTTTATTATATGGTAATAAATAATACTACGTACAATAACAAAAATCCTAATATTAAAAATAATATTTAGAATTTGTTTTTTAATGCTAAAATTACTTCATTATTAAAAAAAGGAGGTAGTGTACATAGAACAGATGTGTTTCCTGGAGTTATCGATACTAATGCTAATTTTGATAATATGAGTCCTAGGAAAAAGAAAAAGAAGATTAAAAAACATCAAGATGGAGGAGAAATAGAAGTAGTTGAATACAATCCTGTAGTACTATCTTTAAAAAAACTTGACTACCCAGAATTAAATAATATAAATACAAAAACTTTAGATGTATCTGGATTATCTTTTGATAAATTTACTCCACCTTCTATAAATAATACGCACGTATAGGAAAATTATCCTATAAATCCAAATATTAGTTTAGAAGATTTGTTAAAACAAGAAGGAGTAAATGCAAGAGTTTCTTCTGGGTATAGAAAAGGAGCAATATCAAAAAATGGACATAAAAGTAATCACAGTCATTTAAATTCTGATGGAACTCCTGGAGCTTACGATATAGTTCCTAATGATGGTAACTTTGAAAATCTTAGAAAATAGATATATGGTAATCCACGTATTGTTTCTTGGCTTAAAGCTAAAGGTTGGGGTATATTAGAAGAAACTACTCCTGAAGTAATGCGAAAAACAGGAGCTACAGGTAAGCATTGGCACTTTGGCCCTGATACTGCTGCTATAAATATGTCTAAATAGAATGGAATTAATTATGCTAAACTAGGAGGAATACTATGATAGAAACTACCGAGTATGATAATGTAGATGCACAATTTGTGCGTAATAGTACAGGCGTCGTATTAGGCAAAATTAAAGC